GCATGTTTGATTGCTAATCTTCCCTCAGTTGAAGTATGGGTTCGTAAGGAATATCTTACAGATCATCAATCTGGTCACGGTGAATTTGTCAAAGGCGTCTGGGTGTCGTGTAAGTCGATACCTGGACGCACTTTTTATTTTGAGACATATCTGCCAGAGTATGCCGCAATGTACGATAAATTACCTATCAGTGCATTTGTATCAAAACCAAAGACTCCAGATCCCGATATGGATCTTCCTAATCTACAGTTTTGGAACTGTATGGACTATGGTGTAGTCACTGTAAAGAAGCAATTCATCGGTTCGATGGATTTTGAACTCTACACAAGAGACTTTGGAATTCAAAAAGGCACCTATATCTGCACTTTAGATAATTATCACCAGGATCCTGACGTAATTGACTATGCGACAAGTGAAAATCCTGCCGAACATAAGTCACATAACCTCATTGAACTGAATAATGGGCAGTATGCACTGTATCCAAACAACAGAATGAGGATTTTTGACAATAGTTTAACACCTGTCGAACCAAAAATGCCCGATTTTAAGGTTTCGACTCAGTATTATCAGGTTGAGAACGGGTTTGAACGACTTGGAATGGGTCGTGAAGACGAATATTTCTGGAAAACTGCAAAAGAAAGAGAGAATGGATGAAAGAAAAGAGTCTCAGGACGTAAGAAACTACAAATTTGGTGGTTTTCAAGTTAGACCCGTCACTCTTTTAAGACTCATTAGTGAACTTGAAGGGTCTTATCAACTTCTCAAATACATGGGTTTCAAAGAAGACATGGAAACCATGGAAGAAATGAAGTCAAGATACTATAAATTGTACTTCAAGAAGGTCAAAGAGGAAAAACTAAATAATAATCAGGGATAGCAACCCCTCTAAAAGTTCTCAAGGACTTTTGAAGAGGACTCTACGATGCAATTTCTACCCGAAAATGACTTTTTAGATAACCTAGGTGCTCGTCAGCATGAAAAAATGTTGAGAGAAGTGGTCGGAGACCATGTAAACGACATCAAACGTCAAAATATGCTTGCTGAAGAGATTCGCAACGACGAAGATTATGATGATTGGGAGTATGGAACCGAGCCAACTTACTGTAATGGTAATAAATAGGTTCATAATCTGAAAATCATGCCTTTTCATGGCTTCAAAACGCACATCTAGGGCATTTAAAGACATCTCACTGTCTTTTGTACCTCATCCGATCACTGGAGATCTTCCAGTGCTCACTAATGAGCGTACAATCGCACGCTCCGTGCGAAATTTGGTCGAAACTATTCCGACTGAACGGTTTTTTAACCCAGATTTGGGTTCAGATGTCAGAAGTACGTTGTTCGGCTTCTGTGATTACGGTACTGCTGCGATTATTGCCGAACAAATTGAAGAAACCGTCACAAATTATGAGCCAAGAGCCGCAAATTTGAATGTTGAGGTGTTTCCAAGACCAGATGATAACAGTTTTGAGGTGAATGTAATATTTGATATTGTAGGACAAGATTTACCACCACAAAATGTCGCATTCTTACTTGAGGTTACAAGATAAATGCCATTAACAAAGTATACAAATTTAGATTTTGATCAAATTAAGACTTCTATTAAGTCTTATTTGAGAGCAAACTCGAATTTTACAGATTTTGACTTTGAAGGGTCAAACTTTTCAGTCCTAATTGACACTTTAGCATATAACACGTACATTACGGCGTTCAACACCAACATGGTGGTGAATGAATCGTTTATTGACTCTGCCACTTTAAGAGAAAATGTCGTTTCTCTTGCTAGAAACATTGGATATGTTCCAAGGTCAAGGAAATCCGCACAAGCTCAGGTAAGTTTTAATATTGAATTCACAGGAACTAGTCCTACGGTAACTCTTAACAAAGGTTTGGTCACTGTAGGTGCTGTAGATAATTCATCTGTCGTTTTTTCAATTCCAGAAGACATTACTGCGGCTTCATTATTGACAGGTCCCGATATTAACGGAAATGGACCTAGAAGGGCATCCTTTCAAAATATTGATATCTACCAAGGAACACTACTTAGAAAGACCTTCCAGGTCAATGCATCGGTTGATCAGAGATTTATTCTTGATAACCCAGGAATCGATACGAGTTCGATCAGAGTAACCGTCAAAGGACCTCAAGAGACTGTAGGTAGAGAATATAATCAAGTAGAGAACATTATTGATGTAACATCTATTTCCGAAATCTATCTCATTCAAGAAATTTCGGATGAAAGATATGAATTGCTATTTGGTGATGGTATTTTTGGTAAAAAATTGGAAAATGATTCCATCATTGAAGTTTCTTACATTATTTCTGATGGGTCCGCAGGAAATGGAGCTACTAACTTCTCATTTACTGGATCTGTAAAAAATAGCACTGATAATATCTTCTTACCAACCAATACCGTAACTGTAACGACTAATCAGTCCGCAGTAAATGGTTCCAATATTGAACCTATTGAATCAATCAAATATTATGCTCCAAGATTGTACTCTTCTCAGTATAGAGCCGTCACTGCAAAGGATTATGAGGCAATAATTCAAAGAATTTACCCAGATACGGAATCCGTTTCCGTAGTCGGTGGTGAAGAGTTAGATCCTCCCGAATTTGGAACGGTTGTATTGAGTATCAAACCAAAAAATGGTACTTTCTTGTCTGATTTTACAAAAACTCAAATTTTAAGCAGGTTAAAGACTTATTCTGTTGCTGGTGTAAATCAAAGAATTGAAGATCTGAAACTTTTGTATATCGAATTGAATTCGAGTGTATTTTACAATGCAAGTCAAGTTCCAGATGCAAATCAACTGAGAACTGATGTTATTTCCAGTCTGAATAGTTATGCAGACTCGATTGATTTGAATACTTTTGGTGGTAGATTCAAATATAGCAAATTAGTTAAAGTTATTGACGATACAAACAGTGCTATTACTTCTAATATTACGAAAGTGATTATTAGAAGAGATTTGAAAGCACTTTTAAATCAATTTACTCAATATGAAATTTGTTATGGAAACAAATTCCATGTAGTTGCTTCTGGATTCAATATTAAGAGCACAGGATTTACTGTACAAGGATCGGGTGATCTTCTTTACTTTACAGATGTACCAAATGCTGATTTGCAGTCTGGTGCAATCGCAATTGTAAAAGAATCTGACGATGGTCCCGTTGTTATCGTTCCTGCTGCAGGATCAGTCGATTATGTGAAGGGTGAGATTCTAATCAACACTGTTAATATTACATCTACCGTCAAACCAGATGGAATTATTGAAATTCAAGCAGTTCCAGAATCAAATGATGTCATTGGTCTCAAAGACTTGTATTTGCAATTGAATATCGATAATAGCACCATAAATATGGCAAGAGACACCATTACTTCTGGTGAACAAATTTCGGGAGTTGGATTCCCTGTTGCATCTAGTTACACCAACGGACAATTAAGTAGGAAATGATAAACACAAATTCTGTTTTTGACTTTAGAGTAAAGATTCAGGACGTTGTAGATAGCCAACTTCCAGAATTCATCAAAGAGGAAAATCCACTTGTTGTAGATTTTCTAAGTTCTTACTACACGTCTCAGGAATTTGCTGGTGGTCCAGTTGACCTAGGTGAAAATATTGATCAGTATCTAAAATTAGATACTCTGACACCAGACGTTATTGCTGGTATGTCAACGGTAACTGCGGGTATTTCAACCACAGATACTGAAATTTTTGTCACAAATACAAAAGGATTTCCACCCGAATACGGATTAATCAAGTTAGGTGATGAAATTATTACCTATACTGGATTAACCACAAATTCTTTCACTGGATGTGTGCGTGGTTTTTCTGGAGTTACTTCTTATCGTGCTCCAAATAATCCAGAAGAGTTGGTATTTACGCAATCTGTTGCGGAAACTCATGCGGCAGATACTCCAGTACAGAATCTTAGTGCGCTCTTTTTAAAAGAATTCTACAGAAAACTCAAAAAATTATATACACCTGGATTAGAAGATACTAGTTTTACCTCGAATTTAGATGTAAATAATTTTATTAAAGAATCGAAAAGTTTATATCAAAGCAAAGGAACGGAAGAATCAATCAAAATTCTTCTGAAAGTTCTATATGGAATCGATTCCAAGGTAATTGATCTAGAACAGTTTCTTGTAAAACCATCATATGCTGAATATGTTCGTAGAGAAGTTGTAGTTGCAAAACTTATTAGTGGTGATCCTACCAAAATTTCTGGAACAACTCTTTTCCAAGATGCTCAACCAGAAAATGGAATCGGAGCGGCTAGTGGACCAATCTCTGAGGTAGAGATTTTTACTAGAGGAACTACAGATGATATTGGAGTTCAAACATATTATAAAATTTCTCTTTTCATCGGATTTGATGATGAAAGTTTAATTGAGGGTAAATTTAGAATTCCTGGAAGCAGTTTTACGATTGGCAGTCACTCTGCATCTGCACCTGTAATCACAGTAGATTCTACTATTGGTTTTCCAGAAAGTGGGTCATTTAACATTGGTGATGATACGATCACTTATACCGATAAAACAATTACCCAATTCATTGGTTGTAGTGGATTAACACAAAATATCACCCCAAGAACAGAAGTTACGCAAGCTCTTGAAGTTTATGCTTTTGAAGACAATAACTTAGCAAAACCAGTAAGATTTGTTCTTACGGGTGTTTTGAGTAAATTTGAACAGACCGAAGATATTTTTTCGAGTGTAGAAAATTCTAGAATTAACATTAGAAATCTTGGTCAAGTAATTTCTAACGAACAGCAAGACGATAGTTATAGAAAAATCTTTTTTAATTCTTGGATTTACAACACTTCAGCAAGATACTTTGTAACAACCTTTAGTGGATCTACGTTTAACCTATCTTCGCAAATTGATAGATCTAGTTTAAAACTAGGTGACTTTGTTGATATTGTAGAGAGATCTAGTCAAACTATTGCTGCATCAAATCTTGAAGTTGTAAGTGTTAATTTAACTAACAATGCAGTAACTCTTGGTGCTGGAGATTATTCTTCGGTTGTTCCAACGGGAAGATATGACATTAGAAGAAGATTGAATAGAGCTTCTAGTCTTGGAGCTCCTTTATCTGTAGGAGATGATGTTTTAACATCCGATGTTCTCAACACATATATTGAGGATGAAGAATTTGCATATGTTGCTAGTAATTCTTTACCATCCTATGTGATTAGACCAGTAACAACGGAATCTCAAATTTCCGTAGCATCTACACTTACTGGTGCTATTCAAAATTATGATCCTACAAATCTTACATATGATACTATCTCTTTCCAGGATGCAGTTCCATTCTTCACTGGTGATGAAGTATTCTATGAACCATTAGATGGAGCAGATCCAATTGTTGGTTTAAACACTGGAAGTTATTTTGTTGAGGTACAAGCACCACCCAATAATAATAGAATTAAACTTTCCCTGTCAAGATCTTTCTTAGCATCTGGATCTTACATTGGATTTAAACCTTCTAATAGTGGTCCTCATTCCTTTATTCTTGCTGAGCAGAGACAATCAACTATTGAACCTCAAAAAATTCTTAAGAAGTTTCCTCTGTCTCAAGATATTAAGACTGGTACTAGAGAAAAAACTCAACCAGGATCTGTTGGCATCTTAATTAATGGTGTTGAAATTACTAACTATAAAGTTGATGATTCTGTATTCTATGGTCCTTTAAGTAGAGTAGAAGTTTTTAATGGTGGATCTAATTATGATGCATCAAACCCACCTAGAATCATCGTTGATAATCCATCAGTTGCCTCTGGAACAACAGCATTAGTGCAACCAGTTGTTGAGGGTTCGTTTGCAGATATTCTAGTCGATCCTGTCAATTTTGATATTGATAGAGTAGTTTCTATTGATATTGCTGGTGGTAATGGTGAAGGAGCAACTGCATCAGCAACATTAGCATCTGAGTTTAGAGAAGTCTTCTTTAACGCCAATACTCTTACTGAGGGTGGTGGTGTTGATGTAGGTGATAATACAATTACTTTCCTAACACAACATAACTTCCAGACAGGTGATCCTATTGTTTATAACGCATTAGGGACTGCTGCTCTTGGTATTTCTACAAATACCGCAAATGATGCTGTACAAGGATTAACACTTCAAACAGGTAATATCTACTACTCTAAGTTTATCAATAGCAGCACTATTCAGATTCACAATACGAAACTGGATGCTCAGTTGGGCATTAATACAATCGGTATTACAACTGAGAACAACGCTGGACTGATGAAGTTCAGAACTACTAATAAGAAGCTAAAGATTGATAGAATTAATGTCCTTAACCCTGGACAGAGTTATTCTAATAGAAAACTCATTGTTCAGTCAACAGGTATTAATACTGCAAATAATACTATTGTCTTTGATAATCATAACTTTACTAATGGTGACTTTGTAGAGTATGAATACTTTGATACTCCTATCTCTGGACTTTCTACAACGGTTCAGTACAAAGTCTTAAAAATTTCCGACAGAGAGTTTAGAGTTGCAAATGCTGGAGTAGGTGGAACAAATCTTACCGACTTTAATAGAGAAAAATTTGTTTCTCTCGAAACAGTTGGTGTTGGAAGTCATATTTTCAAATATCCAGAGATTACGGTTACTATTAAGGCAGTAACAACTCAATCTACAGAAGGGACATTTACGGCAACTCCAATTGTTCGTGGTCCAATTGTTGATGCATATCTCTATGAACCAGGAACTGATTATGGTTCTGAAATTTTAAATTTCCAAAAAACACCTCAGATCAGGGTTAATAGTGGGACTGGTGCAGAAGTAAGACCAGTCATTCTTAACGGGCAGATTGATAGTGTGTTCGTTCTTAATGGTGGTTCTGGATATACTTCACCACCAGACTTGGAAGTTTCTTCCAATCCTGTTGGAACTGGAACTACTGGTACTGGTGCTAGACTTAGAGCACTTACCAACAATGCGGGTGTAGTTACCTCTGTAGTCGTCCTCTCAAGGGGTTTAAACTACGATTCGAACACAACCACCATTAAGGCTAATTCGGTGGGTTCTGGGGCAATTCTGAACGGTTTCGTGAGACGTTTGGGTGTCAATAAGTTTGCCAAGATTAATGATCCTGGTGGTGAGGTCGTAGTTCCTACTTCAGAACAGGGTCTTGAGTATGCTGCCATTGGATATGGTGTAACTCTAAGAAATGCATTTAGTGATAGTGGTTCTTTCCACTCTCCTATTATTGGTTGGGCATATGATGGAAATCCAATCTATGGTGCTTATGGATATAACGACCCAGAAAGCATTCAGAGTGGTACTAAAAGAGTTGGATCTGGATATACCTCTAATATTTCGTATATCACAAATAGACCCAATTCCACGACTTTCCCATTAGGATTCTTTGTTGATGATTATAGGTTTATTGATTCTGGTGATCTTGACGAATCCAACGGAAGATTTACAATTACCAATGAATTCCCAGAGGGAATTTATGCATATTATGCTACAATTGATGCAAATGGAGATCCTCAATTCCCATTCTTTATTGGAGATTCTTACAGATCCGAAAGCATTAGTGTCAATGTAAATCCTGCTGTTGCCATTGACCAGAGATTTGATTTTAATAATTCCAATCTGATTAGAAATACTTTCCCATATAAAATTGCAGAGGAAAATGCTTCGTATGACTTTGTTATCGAACCATACAAAGTATTCCCTCAAGACTCTATTGTCGATACTGTCGAATCTGGATCTATTCAGTCAATTAGTGTTGCCTCTACTGGAAACGCAAGATATGCGATTGGTGATGCATTAAACTTTGGTGACACGGAATTTGGAACAGGTCTTGCTGCAGAAGTTTCTAAGATTAGTGGTAGATCCATTGTTTCTGTTTCTTCCACGGAGACAATTTATGAGAATGCCATTGTTTCTTGGAAAGACAATCAAACTTTAGAAGTTAATATTAGTCCTAGTTTTATTCTTGATGATGAGGATATTATTAGAATCACTGGAGTTTCTACTTTTGTGGAAAATCTCGATGGATCTCATATTATCAATTCCGAACTACCAACAGGAAAACTCGTAGTTGGAATGGGAACAACAGGTGTTAGTGGAATGACCACTGATATCCAAGTGACTGTAATGCCAGTTTCTATTGGTAGTTCTCTCAGAATATCAAATGAAACTTTTGGTGTATTGAATCAATTTAATGCTGATGGTGTAATTAGAGTTCAAAGATTCCCATCAGAAACTGCTGGTGGTGGAGTTGCACATACCGCAACAGAAAGTGTATCATATTCTCCACAAAGATTTACAATTGCTGTTGAAACACCATATTTTGAGTCTAGAGAACAAGACGAAATTTTCTTTAATCCATTTGAACAAGTTGGTATTGGAATTACTGTTGGATTCTCTACTGTAAGATCTTATCAATTTAATGGCATTACAACAGAAAGAAGTATTCTCACTCAGAATATTTTCCTTGAGGATCATCCATTCGTAACTAACCAACTTATTTCATACTCTGTTGGTCTTGGAACTACTTCTATTGGTGTTTCGACTAGTTCTACAGGAAATATCTTTACTTTACCAAGTTCTGTTTATGCCATCAAGACATCTAAAGATACCATTGGTATTGCGACTGTTCTGAATGGTGATAAAGTATTTTTCCGTGATGTTCAGTACATGAATTTGTATGATTACAAATTCGAAAGTAATTATGATCAAGTAACTGCTGACGTTAAGAAAATTACAGCAACAGTTTCAACTGGTGAAACACATGGTCTTTCAAATAATGATGTAATTCAACTCTCCGTAAATCCTGGTTTTAGTACTGGTGTTGGTGCTGGATCTTCTGTTTCTCTCAAAGTAGTTGAGCAAAAGATACTTGTAAATCCAGTAGCAATTAGCTCTGCTGGAGTTAATACATCTACTAATATTGTTAATAAAACAGATCACCAATATTTTACTGGTGATAAAGTATATTATGAGTCTAATAGTGAAGTTATTGGTGGACTTTCTACTGGTTCATATTATGTCTTTGTGATTGATAAGGATAATTTCAGATTTACCGAAACTAAAAAAGATGCCGTTTCATCTCCCCCAATTTTTGTTAATCTAACTTCCGTTGGTGGAACAGATCAAACACTTTCTTTGGTAAATCCACCACTCAATGTTTTTAGAAATAACGATCTAGTTTTTAACTTAGAAGATCCAACTCTTTCTGGATACAACTTAAAAATCTATTATGATGATGAATTTGACAATCCACTGGTATCTACAGGTCAAACAACTAATTTCCTAGTTTCTTCTTCTGGAACTAATGGAAATGTCGGAGCTGCTCTGACCTTGAGTTTCTCTTCTGGGTTACCAGATATTCTTTACTATAATCTTGATAATGGTGGATTCATTAGCACTTCGGATACTGATGTAACAGGATATAATGAAATTAGATATGAAAACAGCAAGTATAATGGAACTTTTAATGTTACAGGAATCACAAGCACAACTTTTGACATTAATCTTTCCGAAGAGGTAGAAAAATCATCTTATACTGATGATGAATGCGATTCTATCACTTATACAACCACATCTACAACTGCAACTGGTGCTATTGATAGTGTAAAAATTATTTTTGAGGGAATTGGATACAAAACAGTTCCTAACATTTCTAGTATCACTTCCGATTATGGATCTGATGCTTTACTGAGATTAAATTCCGATAATATCGGAAAACTTGAAACAGTAAGACTGCTGACCCCTGGTTTCTCATATCCATCCGATAAAACACTTACACCAACTGCTAGTGTTCCAGACGAATTAACTGTTTCTGATTTTGAAACACTTTCTTCTATCACTGTGATTAGTAGTGGTAAAAATTATTTGACAGCACCTGGAGTTGTCCTATATGACCCATCATCTGATTCTGAGGTATCTGATTTCCAAGGTTCTACGGAACTTTCTGGAAATGCAGTCAGTGCAACTACACTAGTAGGTGGTGTGGAAACTGCTGGTATTAGAATCGATAGAAATCCAGTAGGATTAAAAAATGATGTTGTGTATCGTGCTGTAGCAGTTAATAATGATAATGGAATTTCTATTGTCAGTGTTGCATCTAGCACGGACAATCAAGTTACTTTAAGTCTTTCCACACCTATTCTTGGATTTACCACAGCACCATTTAAAGTTGGTGATGAATTTTTTGTTGAAGGCATTGGGTTGGCATCAACAATTGGAGAAGGTCATAATTCTTCTGATCATGGATATCAATTCTTTACTGTTACTGGATATGATTCTAGTGTTAACCCCAACAAACTCACCTATGATTTGAGTAGTCTGGTTCCTGCAGGGACTAATACAGGAATTGCTGTAACAACCCCTGGACTTTTTGCTAATGTTGTTAAAAAAGAAGATGTTCCAGAATTTGTTGTTAATAAGCAAACCTCACTATTTGTTGAGGGTGAGTTTTTATATCTAAATGATATTATTTTGGTTGGAACAACTGATCTTGTTGTTAGTAGTTTCAATGCTTTAACAGGGAAGTTGAATGTAACTGGAACAACACCAATTAAAAATGGTGACACTTTAACGGGATCTGTAAGTGGTGCAAAATGCACGATCACAGATATTTCTTCCAAAGTTGGTAGTTTTAAAATCGATTCTACCTCTGTTTTCAATACAGGTTGGAACGATGATATTGGAAAACTGAGTGAAGATTTCCAAGTCACAGGAGATAATGATTATTTCCAAAGAATGTCTTACTCTATTCAGAGTGAAAAACCATTTGATGATATTATTAGTTTTGTAAATGATAACGTACATCCATCTGGATATAAGAATTTTGCAGACACTCAAATTAGTCCAAAAGGAAATGTTGGTCTTTCTTTCACAACCGCACAGGAAGAACCATTCTTAGTTCTGGATGTATTTGATGGTGCTAAGAGAGTTGATACAATTAATGACTTTGATTTTGTACTTGATGTCGATGCAACTACAAATACTTCAAAATCAATTGAGTTCATCAATGTAGAAGTTGTAGATTTTATTCTTAATAAGTCAAACAGAGTTATTGGAATCGATGACATCAGCAGTCAGTTCTTGAATGAGGATTCTAATGAACTTCTCAGTTTCATAGATACAGCACTGTTTACTGATGGTAGAAAAACTAACAAGTTTTTAGTTCAACTTGTAGATGTTACTAACGACTCTGAAATGAGTCTTAAGGAAATTGTAATGATTGGCAACAATCAAGATACTTTCCTTCTTGAAAAAGTTGGTCTTGGTGAAACAATTGGTGAACTTGATGGGTTCTTCAATGAAGATACCAATCAGTATTCTCTGAGATTCTCACCTAATGAATCCTTTAATACTGATTATGAAGTTAAACTTCTCCAGACTTTCTTCGATGATGATTCTGCTGGAATTGGATCTCAAAGTATTGGATTTATTGACTTAATTTCCAAAACCTTAGACATTAATGCTGGAGTCGGAACAACTGTTCTTGGATTTAGTACCTCAACAACAGATACTTTCTACACTAGCGTAGAAGTCTTTGATGAGTTGGAAAATGCTGCAGAATATTTCGAATTAGTTCTTTCCCATAATGGCACAGACTCGTATTTAACTGAGATAGCAGCTTTCAATACTAGAGTTGGTTTAAATGGTCTCTCTGGACCATTTATTGGATCTTTCACATCTTCCATTGATTCTGGTGTTGTAAGCCTTGTTTATAACAACAATGGATCTAATGGTGTAAGATTGAGAACCCAAACCATCGGTATTGGAACTACAGCTGCTGGTATTGGAACTTACAGATATGCACTCACTGGAACAGATACTGGAACAGAGAGAACTGGAAGAATTGAATCTAAATTCACTGAAGTAACTGGTGGAACTCCCACTGCTATTGTTGGTATTAACAGCATCACTGATGGATCATTCAAATCCACGGTTAGAGTAAGTATTGGGGAGACTCAAGCCTTACATCAGGTTTATGTATTGAATGATCAAAAAACAAGAGAGAACCTTTATGTTCTCAGTTATCCATATTTTACTGCGAATGATGTTAATGGTATTGGTACTTTCTCAGCAGAATACACTGCCTCTGGAGTAGATCTAAAGTTCCACCCAGATTATAGTGGTGATATTCAGGTTCAGTCTTTTAGTGAAATTATCTATAGAGATCTCGATAATAATGGTGATATTCAAGGTATTGGTGATCTTTCATATGGTGATGTAAACAATAATGTTTCCCAGTCAGTTTATTATGGAATTAATCAAAGAGAGATTCTACAATTTGATGCTAAACATAATGGAGTTGATATTTTTGCTAAGACTTTTGATCCAGCAACAGCAGGTCTTCTTAGCACAACAACTGGCATTTTTACTGTCGAGCATTTCTTCCAAACTGGTGAAGAACTTCAATATAGACCTGGTTCTAACTTAATTGGTGTCGGTGCAACAGGTCTTGTTTATAACACTGGCGTTGGAACTGCAAGACTTCCAGAAAGTGTTTATGCTATTAGAATTAATTCTTCACAATTTAAAGTTGCTATAACAACTACTGCTGCAGCTGCTGGAACTGGGGTATCTTTCAGTGACTTTGGATCTGGAAACAAACATGTTCTTGCGATGGCAAAGAGAAATGAAAAGGCAATTATCACAATTGATGGTATTGTCCAGTCACCCATTTCTAAAACACCATTGTCTGAGCAAACAATGCAGGCAATTGGAGCTGGGACAACAATTATTCAACTCTCTGGAATCTCATCCATTAGACCAGCAGATTTGATTAAAGTGAATGATGAGTATATGCGAGTCAATATTGTTGGACTTGGATCTACCAACACTGATGGTGTTGGTTCTATTGGAACTTTACCTATTGTAGAAGTCGATCGTGGTTTTGTAGGATCTATTTCTACTTCACATAGTCAGTTTGATTCTGTTTCTGTTTATAGGGGAGCATATGATATTACTGACAGTAAAATTAACTTTACTCAAGCACCTATGGGTGCTGGTAGGCAAGATCTTGATGCTAGAGGTTTGACAATTCCAAGATCTAATTTCTCTGGTAGAGTATATTTCAGAAAAGATTATGAATCAAATCTCATATTTGATGATATATCTGATCAGTTTGATGGTGTCACATCTGACTTTACACTCACCTCTGGTGGCAGTAATGTAACTGGCATCGGAACTACAGGTGGAAATGGTCTCTTGTTTATTAACGGTGTTTTCCAACCACCATCAACACCAAACAACACTGATAACAATTTCGAGATTACTGAAGTAGCTGGGATCAGCAGTGTAATATTTACTGGTATTACATCTGTAGGTGGAACTCAAATTATTAATCAAAGTGATATCAACCTCAACCAACTGCCAAGAGGTGGTGTTCCGATTTCTTTCGCATCTACAAATGGTCTAGGATATGCACCATTGCGTCCTTCCACACCAGAAGTATCTGTTGTCTTAGGTCAAATCAATTCAATTACTGGTGTTCCAACTACTGGTACATTCTTAGCAATTTCTGATGCAGCATATGATAATACAACTGGCATTCTTACGGTAACTTCATCTGTTGATCATGAATTGAATACTGGAGATAAAATTGAACTTAAGAATCTCAATTTCACTTGTCCATCTGGTGCTCCGTTTGCTAACAACTACAATTTCCCATCGGCACAAGGCGTAAACTTTGAAATTAGTTCCTTTGTTTATGATAACAGAACTGGACTTGCTACTGTTGGTTTAACGTCCGCACATAACTTTAGAGTTGGTAGACTGGTACATCTTTCCAATATTGGGTTTGCTTGCTCCACTCCACACGGTGGTATTACAACTTCTATCTTCCCAGATGGTAGTTCTGGAAGAAAGGCTGTGGATATCAACAAGTATCCAATTCTTGGCATTGCAGGAACAAACAAATTCTTAGTTAATGTTGGTGTTTCAACAATTGAACACACTTATGTTGGTTCTGGATCTAGTGCTGGAAATGCTTTTGAAGTAAAAGGTGTTGGTCCATATTATGCCACAAGAATTCTTTCCGATACTAAATTTGAAACTCAAGTAGGTGTAGTTACATTTGCCCACACATATAATAGTGGTGGTACATTCGCAAAATGGACTAACGCAGATTTTGGTAGTGGTTATTCTACTATCAGTGCTCCCGATATTACCGTTTTTGAGGATGGTCACACTGGAACGGTTGCAGAAATTTCAGCAACTGTTGGTGCTGGTGGAACATTGGCATTCAGCATTACGAATGCTGGTAGTGGATATACAAATCCAACGATTAGTATTGAAGAACCCCGTTATGATAATCTGGTTGTAGAAGGTGTTTCCAGACTGTCTGTTGGAACAACAACAGTAACTGGTATTGGAATGTCAGTCACTGTCGGCGTATTGGGAATTAACACCTCATTTAACTCCAAACCAATTGTCAATTTCCTATACGATGACACCACTGGACTTTCTACCGTAAGTGCTGTCGGACATGGATTTACCACTGGTGATATTGTTCAATTGAACAATCTCCAGTTTTCACCAAATGCACCAGTTGGATCTGGAGGAACTATCTTCCCCTACACGGATGTAAGTTATGATTATACAGTTCTGCAATTCATTGATGAGAATAGTTTCACAGTAAATATCGGTGCTGCTGCCACTGCTGGAACTTACTTATACACTGCTGGAACTGGTGGTGTGGTACAAACTGGAGTCGGAGCAACTTTATTTGAGGTTCAAAAATTTGATATCACTAAAGTGGGATATTCATTCAGAAGAGGTGATGTTGTAAGAGTCTTGGGAATGACAACTGATCCCAATGCTGGTCAGAATTTCAACGAATTCCAAATTACAATTGATGATACTTTTGAGGATGAATTCTCAGCATGGCAGTTTGGTGAAATGGATTATATTGATGATATCAGTATCTTCCAAGATGGATCTAGAACCAGATTCCCACTTTCCTATAATGATCAACTGATTAGTTTTGAAACTGATAAGAATGATCCAGATTCTGCTGCTATTGATCTTGAATATCTTCTGATTGTGTTCATAAATGGAATTTTGCAGGAACCTGGTGAGGCATATGAGTTTTATGGCGGCACTTCAATTACATTTGCAGAACCACCAGCACCAGAAGATAAAATTTCAATCTATTTCTACAGAGGTTCTGCGGCAGATAGTTTCTTAAACAATATTACAGAAACTATTAAAGTTGGTGATGATATTTTCATGAAGAGAACACCACTTATTGAAAAAAATGATGCGACTCTGACTTTTGACAACCTTTCTCAAGAAAGTAGCCGTATCATTGTTGGAATCAAATCCTCCAGTGAAATTGAAACATCTCTGTACAGAGGTGATGGTGTAAGTACAACTGAACCAAAACCAATTGGTTGGACAAAACAAAAAGTTGATAGATTCCTTGGTGGTGAATTGATTTCTAAGGGAAGAGATTCTATTGAGGCTCAAATCTACCCAACAGCAAAAGTTCTCAAAGATATTACAACATCAGATACTGAAATTTTTGTTGAAGATACTTCATTGTTCCTTGGTGTAGATCCAACTGGTGATCCAGATACCAATTTCGGTGGATTAGTTATTTCTGGATTCTCTACTGCTGGTATTGGATCTACAACAACTGTTCCAACAGAACTAGTTTCTGGAATTATTGATACCGAGGTCAGAGGTTATGCTGGTGTTATCACTGGTATCCAAACGTCTTTTGCAAGACTGGAAGAATTTTATCCATATGATGTTTCGAAGACAATCTATAGAAAGGGATTAAGTCTCATTGATGGATCAAAGAATGATCTTAGAGCAATTTTCTTCAAACCAGATGGAACTAGATTGTATGTTGCTGATCAAAACACTTTAACAATTACCGAATGGACACTTTCCACTGCATTTGAAATTGAGACGGCAACAGTTAATAACAGTAATCAACTTGGAATCAGCACTCAGGTTACACAAATTTATGATCTATATTTCCGTGATGATGGTACTAAACTTTACACCCTTGGCAGAGGTGCTCAAGCACCATTCGTTACTCAACTGAACCAGATTGATCTCTCTGTTGCTTGGGATTTGACCAGTGATACACTTGCAGGTGTTTCCACACAAACAACAGTTGCTAACCAAACTCAGTCCCACAGAGGTTTGCAAGTCGTTGATACTGGAGCTGCCATCATTACAATTTCACCATCGTCACCAGCACTTTACAAGTATGATATGTCTAGTGCCTTTGATATTACTAGTGTTTCCTTTGGTAGTAGTCAAGCACTGACAGACGATGCTGCACCATCTGACTTTGTTATGAGCACAGATGGAACTCAGATGATTGTTCTTGGTGGTGACAGTGAGAAAATCATTGAATATACATTATCTACACCTTACGATGTAACTACCGTAGGTGTTGCTACCACATCACCATTGAGTGTTGGTGCAGGAGCAACAATTTCCATGACCACAAAACCAAACGGTGAAAGAGCATACATTCTCAATAATGCAGGAGTCGGATCTCAATACCACTTCAGCATTCCACCAGCTGGTCTTGGACTCACCTTTGAGTTGGATCTTCAAGATGTCCCAACTCTTGCTGAGAGGCAGCAATTGCTTCAGGGTTATAGAGTTCTGGTATATGACACTGGTGTTGGAACTGGTCTCACCACATTAGTTGGATCCGCAACTTCTGTTGGAATCGGAACAACAAATGTGATTGGTGTTTCTACAGACAAACTCGATAACATCTATGAGGCATACTATACTCAGTTCAGTGGCACGGTTGGAATTATGACATGTCAAGTTGATCCAGATACCAATATTGTTGGTATTGCCACAACTGGAACTTATTTTGAACCAGCAGGAAGAATCTCTTGGGGAAGAATTTCTGGTATTACTAGAAATGATAATCCAATCTCAGTTTCTGTTGATGGCAATGCCTTTGAAGTTGGATTAACTACTTATCCAACGTTCCAAAGAAGAAACATTGGACTCAGAGGTACTGGTGCTCTGAGAAAACAGTAAAAATCACCTTATAAATACAGGAAAACCAAAAAGCTAATAATGTCTGCTATTATTACAGATCAGTTTAGGATTTTGAATGCCGAAAATTTTGTGGCTTCTGTCGCAAATACGGCAAATTCTTATTATGCCTTCATGAGTTTATCTGATCCAACAGCCGCTGGATATGGTAGAACTTCTACTTGGAATGACACTGGTGGACCACCTTTTCCAACAGATAATTTTAATTATTCTAATCATGTCTATGACACAATGCTTTTTGGTAAACGTGTCAATTCTTCTAACACAAGAAGACTGATTAGAAAGGTAAATTGGGTTCAAGGATCCACGTATGATTACTATAGGCACGATTATAGTCCAACATATCCTGCTCAAGTAACTAATTCCAATAGACTTTATGATGCGAATTACTATGTTGTTAATAGTGATTTCCGTGTTTATATTTGTTTAGATAATGGAACTGCTACTGGTATTTCCACTACACCAGCTGCTTCTTTGGATGAACCATCATTCACTGATGTTGAACCAAGTAGAGCAGGAACTAGTGGTGATGGTTACTTGTGGAAATACATGTACACCATTAACCCCAGTGATATTGTTAAATTTGACTCCACTGAGTATATCACTGTTCCAAATGATTGGGCTACCACAACCAATACAGGTATTCAGGCTGTTAGAGACAATGCTAATTCTGAAGTAAATAGTAATCAGATTAAAGTCGTTGCTATTGATGAACCTGGTCTTGGATATCCACAGGTTACTGCAAAAGAGTTCCCTATCTTAGGTGATGGTCAGGGTGGTAAAGTCAGAATCACCACAAACTCTCTTGGGCAAATTATTGAAACTCAGGTTACTGCTGGTGGTAATGGGTATTCTTTCGGAAGAGTGGATCTTTCTAGTGAAAACGCTGGTGTTCAAACGGCAACTTCTGCGTTCGCAAAATTAACACCCATCATTCCACCATCCAAGGGTCACGGTTTTGACGTTTATAAAGAACTTGGTGCTGACAAAGTTCTGATGTATGCAAGATTTGACAACTCCTCTTATGATTTTGCCGATGATACGGTGTTTGCTCAAGTTGGAATTGTTAAGAACCCAACGTTGCTAGGATCTGATACTATTTTCACAGATAATCAGTTTTCTTCGTTGTTCTCAATTAAATACGAGACCCAGAGTGCTGCACAAGATTTGGTCGTTGGTGATAAAATTCAGCAGACAGTGGTGTTGGATCTACAGCAAAAGGAATTGTTGCTTCTTATGATACTGAAACAAAGATCATCAGATATTATCAAGATAGAAGTCTCTATTACAATGCTTCTACTGGAGATGAGACCGATGCCATTAATGTAGGATCCAGATCTCCTGTTATTAACTTCACCTCAAGCTCTAATCCAATCACCAAGACTGGTGGATCTTTTAGTGTCAATGTGGATCAAAACTTTAGTGGAATTACCACAACACTTAATAACGGCAGAGTTGTTAATCTAGGTGTTCAATTCACAAATGGACTTGCAAATCCAGAAATAAATAAAAGGAAAGGTGAAATCATCTACCTTGACAATAGACCTTCTGTAACCAGGAATGAAAGACAGAAGGAAGACGTTAAAATCGTATTAGAGTTCTAATAAAATGCCACAACAGACTAATCTCAACGTCAATCCTTACTATGACGATTTTGATCCTCTCAAGGATTATTATCGTGTGCTTTTCAAACCTGGGTTCCCAATTCAGGCAAGAGAATTAACAACTCTCCAGTCAATTTTACAGAATCAACTAGAAAGTTTTGGCAGTCATATTTTCAAAGAGGGTTCTATTGTCATTCCTGGCAATGTAACATATGACGATCAATTTTATGCGGTAGAAGTTAATTCTTCTCACTTGGGAACGGATGTAAGTGTTTATATTGATAATTTTGTAGGGAAGAGAATTGTTGGGCAAGAGTCTGGTGTTACAGCACAAGTTCAATTCGTGCTTTCTCAGAGTCAGTCCGAGAGAAATAATGTAACTCTTTATGTAAAGTACATTGATTCTGGTAACACAAATAATGCAATTTCATCTTTTAGTGATGGTGAAAATTTAGAAACTCTAGAAGCAGTAGATTACGGAAATACAACAATTCCTACTGGCAATACATTTGCTACATGCATTGCAGAAAATGCTACTTCTATTGGTTCTGCTGCTCATATTGGTGAGGGCATCATGTTCCTTAGAGGAACATTTGTCAGGGTAGATAAGCAAACAATTCTTTTAGATCAATATACTAATCAACCATCTTATAGAGTTGGTTTAATCATTAATGAGACTATTGCTACGGCAAAAAATGATGCGACTCTTTATGATAATGCCAAAGGATTCTCCAATTACACTGCACCAGGTGCGGATAGATTAAAAATTGAATTGGTCCTTGGTAAAAAGAGTATCACCGATACAACAGATGTCAATTTTATTGAACTTTTAAGAGTCGAAACTGGCATTATCAGAAAAATTATCAAGAATACCCAATATAATATTATTCGTGATTATCTTGCTGAGAGAACCTATGATGAGTCTGGTGACTACTCTGTAGAGGATTTTGAACTTGGTATGTTCAATTCTCTAAACGATAGACTTGGTAATGATGGTCTTTACTTTTCCAATCAATCAACATCTCAAGGGAGAACTCCTAATGATGATCTTGCTTGTCTTAAAGTAGGTCCTGGTGTTGCCTATGTCAGAGGTTATGATGTAAGAAAGAATGGCACTACGATTTTAGACGTTAACAAAACAAGAGCAACCAAAGAAGTTAAGGCTTCTGCCGTTGATTTTGAGATGGGCAATCTTCTCAAGCTTAACAATGTCAGTGGTATTCCACAATTTACATCTGCGGTTCAACTCTACGATAATAGAAAAAATAATGGTGCGGGACCAAACGGAACCCAGATTGGTGAGGCAAGAGTCTATACAGTAAAACCAGAAGCGCAGGTCGACACTGAGGAACCAAATTCTACAATTTATGATTGCTATCTGTATGATGTTCAAACATATACAAGACTAGAATTCAATCAGAATCTAAGTGCGGGTGAACTTCCAGATACTGCTTTTATTAGAGGTCTGAGTAGTGGTGCAACTGGATATGCAACAACAGTTGGATCAGGATCTTCTCAGGTTTATGTGAGACAAACTGCAGGTTCTTTTATCCAGGGTGAGTCTATTTCTATTAATGGAATCACTACTACACCAAGAACTGTCAATAATGTCAAACAGTTTGGTTCTGGTGACATTAAAATGGTATATCAAGACACTAGTGCTGTGTCTGGATACAGTACTGATTTTAAAGCAGACGCATCTCTAGACTTTGATGTTCCCTCTGGATTTAGTTTAGTAGATACTATCAGTATTAATCCAACTGGAATCACAACATCTGCTGGTAATAATTTTGCTAATATTAAAGTTGGTGATATTATTAGATATCAAAAGAGTACGCAATCTGTACCGACATTTAATAGAGTAAGTTCTGTTACTGCGAATGGTCTTGTAATGAACCTTGCTGCAGTAAGCAGCATTCCTGGAGTATGTGATGGAACACTCCCATCCTCAACAACCACAACTCAATTTAAACGTGGTAGAGCTACAATTAGAAATGAGGAGCAGGGATTCCTTTATGCTTCCCTGGACGATGGGAACATTGCAACTGTAGATTTTACTGGATCTGATGTTAAAGCAGTTGTAGAGGTAACTGGCAAAACCACAAATGCTAGTGGTGTTCTTACACTTTCTGTTGCTGATGTCACTGGTCTTACTGACATCTTGTTTGAAGCTTTTGATGAAGAAAGATACTCTATCATCTATAGTGACGGTGACGTTGAACCACTTCGTGATGGTAATGTAACAATTTCTTCTAATGTAGTTACATTTAACGGATTAAGAACAAGTCAGTCTAACGTAAATGTAATTGCTACGGTTAGAAAAACTGCCATTCAAAACAAACAGAAAGTTTATAATAGAGTCAGAACTCTTGAGATCACCAGATCCAAGTATAGCAATTCTGGAACTGATCCAAACAACAGCATTAATGATGGACTAACAAAGAGTATTTTCTATGGAACAAGAGTCCAGGACAAAGAAATTTGTTTAAATTATCCAGATGTTGCTAATATTTTTGCCGTATATCAAGCAATCGACGAAAATTCAGTAACTCTTGACACTCTCAACTTCTTTGCTAATGCTGATATTAACGATAGTGTTATCTTAGGAGAAAATCTGATTGGAAGTAGTTCTGGAACTATTGCTAAAGTAGTAACAAAAGCAGCAAACCAAGTTACTTTTGTTTATCTAAATGAAAACAGATTCTCTTTCCAAGAGACTGTTCTTTTCCAAGAGTCTAATGTTATCGCACAGATTCAGTCAACGACTGCTGGAAGATATTCTGACGTAACAAATAGATTTACTTTAGATAAGGGTCAGAAAAATCAATACTATGATTATGCCCGATTAGTCAGAAATGATGGGTATGCTGAACCAAATAGAAAACTGTATGTTGTTTATGATCATTATACAGTTCCATCTAATGATGAAGGTGATATCTTCACTGTCGATAGTTACGATGATGAAAGATTTGCTAAAGATATTCCCAATATTGGTCCACAACGGAAGAGAGCATCGGATACTTTAGACTTTAGACCTAGAGTTGATGTGTATGATCCAGTTTCTGCCACTGCTTCCCCATTTGATTTTAAATCGAGAGTATTTACCGATCAACCAAAACTTCTTCTCGCAGCAAATGAGAGTTCTGTAATTGGATATAATTTCTATCCACCAAGAATTGATAGACTTTATCTGGATAAACTTGGTAACTTTGCTTATGTTGAGGGAGTTCCTGATAGAGATCCAAAACCACCAGAAAAAGTTGGTGATGTGATGCTAATTGCAACACTGTCTCTTTCTGCTTATATCTTCGATATTGATGAAGTAACCATCACAATGGAAGATAACAGAAGATACACCATGCGTGATATCGGACAACTTGAAGATAGGATTGAAGATTTGGAGGAAGTAACTTCACTCAATCTTCTTGAAGTTGAGACACAATCTCTGCAAGTTAGAGATGCAACTGGACTGTCGAGATTTAAGTCTGGATTCTTTGTAGATAACTTTAGAAATGGTGATTTCATTGATCCTAGATCTGTGATGCTTCCAGAAAATAATGAACTCAGACCATTTAGAGATGCGATAACTTTGAATGCTCTCCTTGCGTCCGATGCAAGTGTTCCAAATGCCGAATTGGATTTGAGTGTAGATTTTGATCTTTTGGACTCCAACGTTCAAAAAACTGGTCGTTTAATTACACTGAAATACAATGAAGTTCAATATTTGAGTCAGCCACATGCTACTAAGGTAGAAAATGTAAACCCATTTAACGTTGTTCTTTACAACGGAAGTGTTGATCTCAATCCAAAATCTGATTTCTGGGTAAGAAATCTTTGGGCTCCTTCTGTATCGATCAACATACCCAACCCAAGAAGAGCAGGTTCTGGGTCGTCTAGTGTCAGAGTCGTATCTAACGTAGCAGATAGATTTATGAGATCTAGGAACGTAGAGTTCCGCAGTGTTGGTAATAAACCATATGGAAGATATTATCAATTCCTTGATGGAAATGGTGGTGTTGATTTTGTTCCAAAACTTCTTGAAGTTGAGGGTGTAACTGGTGTATTCCAAGTTGGTGAAACTGTAGTTGGTTCCGTTGATGGTGTAGATATTATCAGATTCAGACTTGCAAGACCTGATCACAAATCAGGAGCATTTGCGACACCATCTGTTTCTTATACAATTAACCCCTACGACAACACAACTACTCTCCCAACCCAGTATTCTCTTGCATCCACAGTATTAAACGTAGATACCTTTGCACTTGCCGCACAGGCTCAAGGTGCTCACTATGGACGTGTTGAGATTGGTTGTAGATTTAGAGGTCTTAATAGTGGTGCTCAGGCAACTCTGTCAAATCTCAGATTGATTGCCGACAATGGTGGTGATCTCATTGGATCTTTCTTCCTCAGCAATCCATTAGCAAGACCTGCTCCAACTGTCAGAATCACCACAGGAACCAAAGAATATAAACTGACAACCAGTGCCACTAACGCAGAACCACTTCCTGGAAGTAAGTTAATTTCCAGTGCAGCCACGCAATACACTGCAAATGGACGTGTTATTACTAGACAGAGAGTATCAGTTCGTTTCTATGATCCCCTGGCACAATCTTTCCTTGTGGAAAAAGAAGGTGCATTTATTACATCTTTGGATGTATTCTTTGCCAATAAAGATCCTGGAAACATTCCTTGCGAAGTTCAACTTCGTACCATGTCACTTGGCACACCAACCACAGATTTGGTTGCTCCATATGCAAGAGTATTGGTAAAACCAGAGGATATTACAACATCATCTAATGCTTCTGTTGCTACGAATATCAAGTTCCCATCCCCAATTTATCTTGAACCAAATAGAGAATATGCTGTAGTTCTTCTTGCTGACACAGATCAGTATGAAGTGTGGGTTGCAGAAATGGGCAAGAAGACAGTTAACTCCAGTGATCTTCCTGCTGCTACTGGTGTTGTCTATGCAACTCAGTATTCTATGGGATCGTTGTTCTTGTCTCAGAACGGGTCTATTTGGACTGCTAATCAATATGAAGATATGACATTTAAGTTATATCGTGCTGATTTCACGTCAAATTCTGGACAGGCATATTTCTACAATCCAAAACTTGATACCAGTAACTCTGGAAGCAGAGAACTTGGAGAGGATCCAATTGAAACCTATCCAAGAAGACTGACCGTTGGTATTGAAACCTATGCGACTGGTGCATCTGGTATTAGCACTCTTGCAATCGGTAGAAAGGTAACCTCCGCATCCAAGTCTTATAACTTTGGATTTGTAGATCAGCAGGGTGGATCTGTTGCTGTTGGTGGTGTTGGAGTATTCACAGGTGGTAGTGGATATGGAACTCCAAGTAACCCAGTTTCTACTTTCAATGTCAATAGCAATGGAAGTGGATTGACACTCAACGTTACAGTTGGTTCAGGAATTAGTAATGTGACTGCCGTTTCTGTTGCATCTTCTGGTTCTGGTTATGTTGTTGGTGACACTGTTGGTCTTACAACCGCAGATGTTGGTGGAACTGGTGACGGTGCTGTTATTACTGTGGATAGTCTCTGGGGTATTGATACACTTTACTTGACCAATGTCCAGGGTGAAAATCTGGTTGTTGGTGCTGGACTTTCTTACTATGACAATAGTGGAAATATTCAGGCAGCAAACGTTGAAGTCACTTCAAGCAACGTAACGACTGGTGATGAAAATGATGGATCTTGGTTCTTTGTTGATCACTACAACCACGGAATGTATGCTGACAACAACAAAGTAACTTTGTCTAAGATTAGACCCAATACACCAGTAAATGCACTATCTGCGAATCTTGGTGTTGATGATGAAGTCATCTCTCTGGGAAGCACAACTGGATTACTGACATTTGAAGGAATTGCCGTTGGTGCTGCTAATACTGGTTACCTTGTTCTCAATGACGAGATCATTGCTTATGATTCTGTGGGTGTCGGTACAGTCGGTGTTCTGGAAAGAGGTGTAGATAATACTCTTACAATTGCTCACCAGACTGGTGATCAAGCACTGAAGTATGAATTGAACGGAGTTTCTTTAAGAAGAATCAATAAGACTCATGATATGGGTTCAATTGAAAGATCTATTGATGGATACTACATCCAAATTGATAGATCAAATAGAGATACGGATGATGCTGCTAATCAAGAACCACAACTTTCGTTTAACACAAATGCTCTTGTTGGTGGAAACCATGCTGAGGCAACTCAAAATGTTCAATTTAACTACATTGCACCAAGTTTCGAAGTTATAACACCTGGTGATCTTACTAGTGTTTCTGCTAACGTCAGAACTGTTAGTGGAACAAGTGTTAATGGAAATGAAGTTTCCTTCTTGGATCAAGGTTTTGAACCAGTTGGAATCAATACTATTAATCAACTTGAAACACCAAGATTGATTGCATCTAAAGTTAATGAAGATGCTAGAACAACTGATCTTCCACGCAGTAAGTCCTTTACAATGGGAGTTCAATTGAACACTGAGACGAACTATCTCTCACCATACATTAACTTGGATCTTGCCAACATTGAACTCTATTCAAACAGAATTGACAATCCAGGATTGAATTATGTAACTGATGGAAGAATCAATTCTGACGATACTGATCCACATTCTGCGATTTATATCTCTAGTCAAGTCGATCTTCAGCAACCAGCTACTTCATTGAGAGTTCTTCTCACCGCCAATAGACCAGCAGAATCTGACTTTAGAGTTCTTTATAAGTTGGTCAGGGCAGACTCTAGTGAAATTGATCAAACATATGAACTCTTCCCAGGATATGAGAATCTCCGTGATACAAATGGTGATGGATATGGGGATGAAGTAATTAACGTTGCTGCTAACACTGGACATCCAGATGCAATAGTTAGACCAAGTTTGACTGTTGATGATTATCTTGAGTATCAATTTACTGCTGATAATCTTGAACAGTTCACTGGATATGTTATTAAGATTATTTCCACTACAACTAATCAATCTAAGGTTCCCATCTTCAGAGACATTAGAACGATTGCATTGGCATGATAAAGGTAGAGGGATATCAAAATCTCTATCGTGATCCAAATAGTGGTGCGATAGTAAATACAGATAGACGGGCATATATCGAATATGTCCGTCAAAGAAATGCTTTGAAAAAACAACAAGAAGAGAAACAAAATTTAGAACAAGAAATTTCTAGTCTTCATGAAGAAGTTGAAGAACTGAAGAAATTAGTTCATGACTTATTAGGTAGATAAATACCAGTATAGGGTGCTTTTCGTTAAATGGCTGCCGTATACGTATCAAATTTGAGTATTAATGTCGGTGCGACATTTAGCCAAACTTTTACTTTGGCTGATGCAACGTCTGACAGTGCATTGGACTTAACTGGATATGCTCATAGTGCAGCACTGAGAAAACATTTTACCGCTACAACAAGCACACCGTTTTTAACGTCAGTGAATGATCCAACCACAGGAGTGATTACTGTGTCTATGGGTTCTAGTTTGACTTCGACATTAACACCTGGAAGATATCTTTATGACTTAGTACTTGACCTTGGCGGCACTAAGACAAGAGCGGTTGAAGGAACAGTCCTTGTTAGAGGAGGAGTAACCAGGTAATGTCATTAAACGTGCGTGTAGGACAACAAAACGCAATTAAAGTATTAACCACTGGAACCACTGGAGGTGGTGCAGGTGGTGGTGGGTCCATCGAAACTCTTTCTGATACCACAATTACCAATAAATTAGACGGTCAGATTTTGATTTATCAAAGTCTTACTGGAAAGTGGATCAATGCTTCATCAGCCACGGCTTTAAACATTGATGGAGGCATCTACTGATGGCAAGTCAAATTAAACTAAAAAGAACGTTAGGTATTGGTTTACCTGATTTACCACCAGTAGGTACAGGTGTAACTGATGGTGAACTAGTATATGTGTATGACACCACCAACGTTGGTGCTGGTGGAACCTACAGAAAACTCTACATTGGTAGTGCTGCTGGTGTTAGCACACTTCCATACCCTGTAGGTGGTCAATACTACATGGAGAGGATGCCTGATGACCTCACTCAGGAAGGTGTTCTGCTGCCAAGAAAAGTTCTTTCGGCAAATGGAAATTCACTAATTGATAGAGTTCAAGTAGGTAGTGGACTCTCTGTTTCTGGTATTTCTACATTTAAGGACGATGTAGTATTCGAAGGAAACGTAGATATTACAGGCGACCTGTCTTTTGACGAATTTACCGCAAGACAGTTTGTTGTAACTGGAGTAGGTACGTTTGATTCTTCCGTATCAATCGGAGTCTCTCTTGGTGTTCCCGATGCTTATATTGCTGCTGGGCTGATAACGTCTTTAGTTGGCACATATGCAACGGTTACACATGTTGATGTAACTGATATTCAAGTATCTGGTGCCTCTAGTGTCACTGGCATTGCAACTTTTGGCAGTGACGTTTATGTTGCTGGTGATTTAAGTGTTGGTGGTGATATTGTATATGACGAAGTAAGTGGTAGAAATATTAATATTACTGGTGTTGGTACTATTGCCAACTTTAATAGTGGTCTAGGAACCATTACCACTCTTGACACTGAGACTTTTGATGCTTCTTCCGCAAACATCACTGGTCTTGCTGTAACTGATATTGTTGGCACTGGTGCAACCATCACGACTATTGATGTCAATGATGGTGATATTCTCAATGCCAAAATTACTGCTGGTGTTGTAACTTCTTTAGTTGGTACATATGCAACAGTAACAGTAGTTGATGTAGAAACTGCAGATATTGTCACTGCCAATATTAATACTGGCATCGTTACTAATCTTTCCGTATCGGGTGTTTCTACATTCAATGGTTCTGTCAATGTCAATGCTGACATGACATTTGATGGTGCTGGTAATAATTTAAGATTGAATGACAATTCAGTTCTTGAATTTGGCACAAATAATGACCTCAATATTTTCCACAACGGTGCTGGAAGTATTATTCGTGATGGTGGAGCTGGTGGTTTATTAATTGATTCCGATCAGGAAATCAAGATTGCGAAAAATGGAACTGGAAATGATTCCATGGCAGTATTTACTGTCGATGGTTCTGCAGAACTTTATTTTGATGGTTCCAAGACCGTTGAGACCACTGGTTATGGTATCTCTGTATTTGGAACGACAAGAACACCACAATTACAGGTTACTGGTGTCTCTACTGTAACTGGTATTGCTACATTCCAGAGTGATGTTTACATTGATGGAAACTTAAACATCACTGGAGACGTTGTTTATGATGAGGTAACTGGTAGAAATATCTTCATCTCTGGTGTTGGCACAATTGCCAATCTTATTACTACTGGCGTCTCTACAATTGCTTCTGCATTTGTACCAGATTTAGATTCTCTTGATGCCAAGATCACAACTGGTCTGGTAACGTCTCTGACAGGCACCTATGCGACGATTACAGACACTCTGACCGTAGGAACGGCAATTACCTTTAGAAGTGGTATCGTCAGTGCTACAACCCTCACAGGTGAGATTGTAAGAGTCGATACTGCCATCTATGACAGCAACAACAATGTAGGTGCTGCTAACTCCATCCTGACAATCTCTGGTGGTAAGTTAATCTGGCAGAACCCTCAAGACGCAAATATCTCCACATCGTTCTCTCCTGGAAATACTTATTACATTGCTGCAAACGGAAGTGATTCTAACGAAGGTGATAGACCAGAAAGACCATGGAGAACACTTGGACATGCCTTAACAAATATCACTGATATTGGTGAGAATGATGTTCTGAATATTGCCGCAGGTGTTTATGAGGAAACTCTTCCACTTACAATTCCCAGAGGTCTGACAGTTAAGGGTGCTGGTCTTCGTGCTACCAAGATCATGCCTACAACTGCCACTAGGCAGAAGGACTGCTTCTTGATGAATGATCGCACGGTCGTCGAAGATCTTACCATCGGTGGTCTCTATTTTGATACTCCTGGTAATCAGGGTTATGCGTTTAAATATGCTCCTGGAATTGCGATCACAACTAGATCTCCATATGTCCAAAGAGTAACCGTTCTAAACTTTGGTAGCAATATCACTGCTGATGATCCATATGGATACGATTCCGCAGATTCTCCACCATCCTCTTATATTGCTGGTGGTGGTGCCTACATCGATGGTTCCGAATGCACTAGTGACTCCTTAGAAGCAGCATTCCTGTTTAACGAATGTACATTCATCGTTCCAAACAGTAAAGCACTTTCCTTCACTAACGGTGCCAGAGTTGAGTTCCTAAACTGCTTCTCTTACTTTGCCGCAACTGGTATTGAGGGTCTGTCTGGTTCTGTTGGATTTGCATCCGATGGTAAGACAAGACTGAGAGCAACTGGTCTTACAACAGACGTTGGAGTTGGTAATACTGTTACCTACTTCGATACTGACGGTGTAACTGGTCTGGCAACTGGTATTGTTGCCAGTGCCGATGCCACTTACTTCAGAATCTCTGGTAAGAGTGAGGGATTCGAAGTTCTCTCAAATAGATCTGCCCAGGCAGTGACCTTCAACGGTGATGCACAACTCTCCACCAACTTCCCCAAATTTGGAACTGCATCTCTGTATCTTGACGGTACAAACGACTCTATCAGTGCTGAGACTTCTGGTGGATTTGGATTTGGAACTGGTGATTTTACTGTTGAGTTCTTCATCAGACCAGATGAAATCACTGGCAAGAAGACTATCTTTGACTTAAGAGATGGTTCCGATTCCGATACTGCTCTTAACATTGTTTCTGTTGGTTCTAGTATTGGTGTTCAAGTAGGTGCTACAACTGCTATCCTAGGTAACACTGGATTGAGCACTGGAACCTATTATCACATTGCTCTTTCTAGACAATCCACATCCACAAAACTGTTCATTGACGGCACACAAGAGGGTTCTACTTACTCAGACAGCAATGACTATGGAAGCACCAAGCCAATGGTCCTTGGTGCCGAATATGACGGTGCTACAGGTGCTTATAAGGGTTATATTGATGAATATAGAGTTGAAAAAGATGTCAGTAAATATACAACAAACTTTACTGCTCCCACTGCAGCACTCTTAGGTGATAGAGATACATCAATCTTGCTGCACTTTGATGGTGCTGCTGGTGTAACCACCACTGCTGATGACATCATCGTCAATCAGGACATTCGCATCGAGCAAGCTGGTGGTGGAATCGGAACCGCAACCAAACTTACCCTTGCAGACTTCAGTCAGTTTGGTGCTGACATGCGTTCTGTTGGTTGTGCTCTTGAATATGGTCAGAAGGGTGTCGTTGCTGATGGTGACGGTGTTACTCTGAGATTCTTCGCAGTCAACTTCAACTTCATCGGTGCTGGAAAAGATTTCAGCAATGATCCTAACCTTGCGATTCAAGCAAACGAAGTTACCGAACTCAACAATGGTGAAGTTTCCTATGTCAGTATTGATCATAAGGGTGACTTTAGAGTTGGTGAGGCATTCTTCGTCGATCAAGAGAATGGAACAGTATCCTTCACTAACCAGGTAACAAGTCTTCAGGCACTCTCTTCTCTGACAATTACCGATGGTGTTAATAGCAGTGTTATCACACCAACCAGTGGTCAGTTTGGAAATGTTACGATTTCTGGAAACAATATTGAAACACTTTCGGGTGATTTAAATATTGATCCCGCAGGATCTGGTGAAGTCAATATTGTTGGAAACGTGAATATTGCTGGTATCTTAACAGCACAGGTTGTTCAGATTGATGCTTTCCAGAAGGGTGATACTTCGATTGCTCTTGATGATTCTGGTTCTGACGGAACTATCAGATTCAATACTGATGGTGTTGAAGGAATGAGACTCACCAACACTCAGTTCTTGGGTGTTGGAACCGATGCTCCTGCTCAGAGACTTCATGTTCAAGGAAATGTCTATACCACTGGTATTGGCACATTCGAGACAGTTGAGACTTCTCGTGGAGATGCATATAGTTTCTATGCTGGTGAAGGTGCTGGAATCAA